TCTCGTGTCCTGTCCGTAGACGACCTCCACGGGGTGCTGGTCGTTGTCGTGATATTCGAAAAACACATCTCGGCGTTCTTGGGCACTCGGGATGGTCAGGAGATATGACTTATAATTGTACTTTTCCCCGCCCCTCGCTAAAATGAGCACAAGTACAATTACGAGCAGTAATGCGAGTAACATTATTATTTAAATTATATTTTAATTTCATTTATAAATGATTTAAAGAAATGGGTCGTTATATACTTGTAGCCAATCATAGCTCAGTTGGGAGAGCAACTGACTGTAGTCTCACGACTAACAACTGCTGTAATCAGTGGGTCCCTGGTTCGAATCCGGGTGATTGGATACACTCTCTTGTCGTCTAGTGGTTTAGGACATTCGGCTGTTAACCGGGCAACCAGGGTTCGAATCCCTGCAAGAGAAATACCTTACTTTTTACATACACATTCTTATGTATGTAAAAAGTATAGATATGTTCATGCGGTTTCTATTTGGAGGAGATTCGCCAGAAGCCCGTCGTCGTGAAGGTTTCAAAGAAACCATTTTTATAGAGGCGTATAACGAAGTCGGTGAATGCATCGTGTTAGAGGCGCCTTCTCCTGTCAGAAGCGATTTACATCCAAGATTAGCGTCACCCGTCGCGAGGAACCTAACTTTTCAACGCTATGATATTTTGCGTGATCGAACATGAATTCCTCACCAGTTTCGTGTACGTGTTTATGTGTCCACGTGTAAAGCGTGCAGTCGCCATCACCTTCTAAGGTCATGTGGTAGCGAAGTTGTAAATTACTCTCCGCCCTGTGGGCTGGGATGTGCATCGGTCCTTCTATGACTGCGATGACCCCTGTTTCTTTGTCAACGCTTGGAATTTTGTCAATAATATTTTGTATCAATGGAAAATCACAAACATTGTAATAATAATACTTTTCGTTTTTGGGAAACCAACTATCTTTGTCGTGGAAGTAATGTTTCGTGACATTCCCCTCATTTTCAAAAAAACATCGACGTATTTTTCCAAAATTAAAGCCAATCTCCCAAAGTGCAAATGGATGATATTCCTTCTGACCACAGAAGATGTCGACGAGGGTATTTCGCATGCCCACGAGGGGGCGCCATGGGTTTTGAAAATATAATTTATCCATGGGAGGTTTGCAATAGTCCCAGGCTACTAAGGCGAAAGGCACGCTCGCTATCCACCACATTAATTTCTCTGTATATATTAAAAATGCCAGGATACAGGCGCTCGATGTACACCGCCCCCGAACCGACGGAGGAAACTCCCGACCTGAATGCTCGTTTTTTCATGCCGAGCATGGAGGAGCTTTTGATGCTCGCCATCGTCCTGGCTTTGTTCTTCATGCGAAAGACCATGAACAACGTCGCCTACACCGCCGCGTTGTCTGGTCTCGTCGCTTTGTACGTGTACAAGCGCGTGCAAAAAGTTGAAAAGTATTGCTCGAAGTGCATGATGTAAAAAAATATATGTAAAACGTAAGATATGATTGAGGTGAAACTCATCAGGTCTCCCAGTCCTAAACACAAATTTAGGGTCATCTTTAGAACTGGAAGGTATGTTGATTTTGGTGGACGTGGGTATTCCGACTACACCCTTCACAAGACCCCGGAAAGAATGCGTCTCTATGTGCAACGTCATGGTGGTTCTATTCCAGCGCCTGTTTTGAAAGAGAGTCGACCGGGGAAAATTCAGAGCGGTATGCTCGCCGTGGACACGAGTCGTAAAGAGTTGTGGACAGCGGCGGGTGTGGGTACCGCGGGTTTTTGGTCGCGATGGTTACTTTGGTCGTACCCAACCCTTGACGATGCAAAAAAGTATATTTCTAAAAGATTTAAAATAAAGTTTACAAACGTTTAAATATAAATGTCCTGGAGACCCGCAACCCTCGAGGAATTGCAAAATATTGTGAGAGATGTCATTCTCCCTGAACTCGTCCAGTTGAGGGAGGAGGTCCACTACCTCCGTAAACACACGTGGCCGTACGTTCAAGCCATGAAGGAGAATGGGGCGCAATTGAGTGACATGCAAGCGAAGAGAGAATTCTTCAACAACCTATACGACGAGGATGTTCAAGAACTCTTAGCTCTGAAAGCGAAGTGTGCAAAAAGTGTGGGGCTCAGTGCCATAGAGTACGACACGATTAGAAGAAATCATCCGTCCGGTACATCTTGACGTTGTACGCACCCTCTTTTCCGAGAACGTCAACACTCTCATTCCCATAGAATTCGGGGCATCCAATGTCCTCGGTACACTCACGACCTTCGTGCGTCACGGGCACCGGGTACATCTGTTCCCCTGACGTCGTCGTGTAGTAGTTATAGCGGTCTCTGTACCCGCGCGCTTCTTTGCCGTACAAGGGCAGGGTCTCATTCCCCGGACCGACCAACAATCCCATTTGCTGCATGTGTCCCGGTTTATACTGCTTGATGGGTGGCCCCCTGTATTCGGGCGCTCGTCGCATCGGTTCTGACGGCACGCGCACTGGTACAGGCACTTCGACTCGCACCGGCACCTCCACCGGTACGACCACTTTCTTGGGGTTGTACCAGTTGTAAAGCACGACCAATGCCAACACGAGGATGGTCGCATACATGAGCCTTGTTTTATTTTTATTCTTCATGTATGATATATACTCATGGCTGAGAAAAGAAAAGCGAACACGACCAATCTACTCGGCGAAGCTGTTCGAAAACAAAAGAAAAAAAACGAACTACAAAAGCGGAGAAATGAGGAAGCCACGCGCTTGGCGCTCGAGGCGAAAAGAATACGCGATAAACGCGAGAGGGAAGAGCGCGACATGGCAGAAGCCCAGCGAAATCTTAATACCAGGGGGTCGATGATACAAGTCATGCGTCTCCGCGCGCTGCAAGAACGCGAACGCGAACAGCGTCGAGTGGAAGCCATGTACCAACGCATGCTCGGGCAGGTGATGCGACGAGCGACCTTCACGCCCACGGATTTCAAACAACTTGGAAAGATTGCGAAGGCGCGTTCGGACAACAAAATTGTTGAGGTCGAACGTCTCATTAAAGAGTGGACGGCTATGGTGAAAAAGCGTGCGTGTCGTTTGAAAAAGAAGAACATGCAAAACATTGCCACTGGTCTGAACATCGACACGAGCAACAGGAAAAAGAAGAGAGCTCAGATTTGCCAAGAAATCAAAAATAAAATCTAGTGATAAATTATACTACAATGGTCAGGCCTGGAGACCTGCGAAAAATGTTTACGGAAATGGATGACGAAGAACCCCGGGTCGCTGTCATGGCGAAGAATCTTGGTAGCGCGACAAACTTGTATGCGTTTCAGAAAAAGTTGGCAAACTACAAGGATAAGAAAATCCCCAACTATCTCATCGCTGTTAAAAACGCACGCCCGATGCTTTACGAGCGAGTGTTGAATAAGGCGCGCACGCTCCCTAACAGAATTCTCGCGAGTGGTAAGCAAATCTCCAACTCTGTGAGTCAGAACTCGTCCCCCAAGGAGTTGTTCAATGCGATGAAAAAGTTGAATGGCTTGAAGTCGGCGCACGAAAAAACAAAGACACTGGCGAGTCCTTTTGCGACGAAAAATGTCACACCCATCGGGAATGTGAAATTCACACAAAACCAGATGGCGGAGGATTTGGCCAAGTCCCGTAACTGGACGAACTATTCGAAGAAGGCGCTGTTGTATCAAGGCCAGGCCAACTATTCCAAGGCGGTGGTCGACGCGAAAGCCGTGCTCTCGAATCGCGTCAAGAAGCGATATGAAGAACTCACGAAGAAACAACAAGAACAGACTCAAAAATACGCCAACGTCGCGGGAATGAACAAGTCCTCGAGCCCCGAGAATTTGTTGAATGCTCTCGCGGAGATGCGTCGGTTCAAGCGACCTTTCATGACCCGGAAGCAAACCTAAATTTATCAAACATGTGTACAGACGTCCTAAAGTTGAAATACACAATCATGCACAAAGCATCACCAATATCGTGTTTTCTTTCGTAGGGGACTTCCCCCTCGATGTACTTTTCAGCGATACTGGTGGTTCTCTCTTTTCGTTCCTCGTAGTTCAGGTGTCGCATGCCAAAGTGTGTGTGCAAAGACACTGGATGCACTAACGTGACTTTATCTTTGAACATGTAGTGTAACAATACTTCTATGTTTTGAAAACCCCCGGGTGGTTGCCGTTCTATGAGAACGTGTTCCGCCGCATCGAACCATTCCCTGTGTTCATTCACCATTAACGGAACGAGGTCTACGATGTCGTTACTATGAATGTATTTGTAATCCTGTAAACTCACCTTTTTCATCCACACCGGTTTGACTTTAGCGCCCTCGCACTCGGCGAAGACTAAACCCATGTTTAAGTATCCGACATCGATGGCGAGAACCTTTCGCATACATTTAAAAGGTTGGTGACTCTTTAAATGTATGTTGATTGAAGCCATAGGGCTCACGAGTTCAATATTAATATCCGTGATGTTCGTGCCACAGGTGGTCCACGCGTATCGCACGAAGGACACGGCGGCAATAAGTTATTGGTTTTTAGCCATAAATCTCATCGCCAGCGCGATGGGTTTGGTGTACTCTTTGTATTTTAAAGTCATTCCCATGATAGTCGCCAACACGTCGGCATCTTTGTTTTCGATGACGCTCATTTCATTTAAATACACAAATGAGCGACACATAAATGTTGAGTTATATTAATGAACGACAGAGAGGGTATCATAAAAAATATTGCACTCATTGGTGAATACTTAATTCTTCTTGACTCTATATTTCGCAAGAATAATTTTTAAATCATCTTCGACAATCTTGAATCTCTCAAGCCTATACTGCACAAACATCCACAGGAAAAACAACATTGATTTTAACAAGTTGTTCGCTGCTGTGTCATCCATCTTATACACAGGCGACACGAGTCGATGAAAAAATGTTTCATCCTTGTTCTTCCCAGTGACGTAGGTTTCAAACTGCGTCATCGCGCACGTGTCGTCGTTCACGCTCCAGTGATAAAATATGAACGGAATGAGGATGGAGTACATCTGCAAAAGTTTGTCATCGTTTACGAATGGAATGATGATTAGAAACAGCAGGAAAATTGTGTGAAGTGCGAAAATTATGTTCATCTATTCTAAGATGGAAAAAGATAAAAAAATTCCAAAAATATGGCACCCGCAGCAAGAATCTATACTTAAAGGATGGGGGGAAAGTGCGGCCTGTTACAGGTACATGCACTACCAGGCTTTTTTGAGATATAGGAAATCAAACATGCGTTATACTTTGCCCGTGATTGTGCTCTCGACCATCACGGGCACCGCAAACTTTGCACAGGAACAATTTCCAGAGGGTCTCAAGCCGTACGTGGCGCCGAGTATTGGTGGTTTGAACCTGATTGCGGGTCTCGTGGCGACGATTGCGCAATTTCTGAAAATCAGTGAACTGATGGAAGCCCATCGCGTCGCGGCGATGCAGTTTGGGAAGTTTTCGCGCGTCGTTCGTCTGGAGCTCGCACTGCCTTTGGTTGATAGGTCGCGCGACGGCTCGGACATGGTCGAGTTGTTGAAAGGGGAATACGACGCGCTCATTGAACAGAGTCCGTCTATTCCTGGTTCTATTTTAGAACTTTTCGAAAGAGAGTTCCCTTCGGACGATGACATCACGAAGCCTGAAATTATTCACATCAACCCCATCAAGACGTTCAGTGCGGTGTTGGAAAATTCAGTCGTCTCTAAAATGAAGGGCCTCCTCCCATCGGACAAGAGCAAACAAGAACTCATGAATGATTTGAAAAATATTCAACAAACAGAGACCACACCACCTAAAAAGTTTTTCAAAAAAGTCGTCGATAGCATCGCACAGAGACAGCAAGATGAGACACAAAAAGAATTGGAAGAGTTGCGTGGAAAAACACAAGTGTCCAAGAAGAATCAAAAACTTGAGGAAGAGTTGAAAAAAAGGGCAGAACTCATGGAAGTCACCATTGAGGAACCACCAAAGGAATAATAATCTAAATTTAACATATCGTGGAGCGTAGAAAAATGTAAACCTACCACCTAATATTCAAAACAAAATATTGACATATAAGAACGAACTTAATCAACCCATATATAAAGCTAGAGCCATAGTTTAAAAACTTATAAGAAGAGGGCAACCACGAATGAAGCGTCAAAAAATTAACGTGGCAAACTGGATTATCGATAACGCCGTAAACATTCCACAAAACAGGAAAGAAAACCTCATATATTCTAATTATGTCGTAAAGTCCGCCGCTACTATTATACCAAGCTATGTATTAAAGTACATCAAAAGTGAAGAAGACTTGGAATTATTTAAGGGATTTTATCGGTTGGTGAGATTTTCAAAAATGAAAAACATACCGAACAATTTACGTCCTAAATGGGAAGAATACAAAAAATTTGCAAGTCTAAATCAGGCAAATAAAGAAAGAGTCCTTGAAAATATCTGGAAATTTGTTTGGGAGGACAGTAATCTCAATCTACTCCGACGGTATAAAAATATAATACAATAGTAATGTTCTGCAAATATAAAGACGCCCTCGGTAAACCCGGGGAAGGTGTGCATAGTTACAGAGTTGGAGGAGTCGCGATGTTCGATGTTCTCGCCACCATACTTGGCGCATACCTGCTGAGTCGACAGACGACGTTTTCTTTTTGGTGGGTCCTTTTGTTTGTATTCATTTCGGGTGTTGTGTTGCATAGACTTTTTTGCGTGCGCACGACTCTCGATACACTCATTTTCCCCGCATCAAAATAAAAATTAATAGAATCAAGATAATCACATTAAATACACCCACCGCGCACATGTATGGGAACAATTTCTTTTTTAAAGGAGTAATGACCTTTTCTTCTAGGACTTCCAAAGCCTGGTCGGTCAAATCTTTATTTTCCGCATCAGTCATGGATAAGTTTATTAAAATCACTCCACAAAAAAAGAAACCCCCTGATGACACAAATATTCACATCGCGAGAATTGAAAAGTTGAAACAATGCCTCGCAGAAAATAAGAACGTTTTCATTTATGGCGCCTGTGGTACCGGGAAGACGTTCGTTCGCGAACGCGCGCTCGACGAATCGAACAGCATCGAACTCTCTACGGACCTTTTACGTGCGAAAAGTTTGTTTTCTGAACTCATCAGTGGTTCAGATAAACACCTGTACATCGAGGATTATGAGCCCGATAATTTGATATTAAAGAGTGTCATCGAAAAAACTTCGGAAGGGTCAAAGTTAACGAATGGGTCCATGGTCGTGCTTTCCACGCACTTTTGTTTGTATCCTAATTTTGAAATGATAGAGATTCCTCGTCACGACCCGGATACTTTACGCGCGGTGTCTCCGAACAAATACGACGAGGCGGCGGCGTTCAAGTGCAGGGGCAACATCAGAGATTATTTATCATACCTCGGGGGTTCTGATGAAAAAGATATTTTTGAAAGCCCGAAGGAGATGATATATAAAATTCTGTGTGACCCCGAGTACAAATTCAACGCCGAGAAACTCTCCGAGCATGGACACATGTGGAGTATTTTTCAAGAAAACTACGTCAATTCAAAAGGCGTGGATTACGCGAGAGCGAGCATGTCTTTTTCGGATGCAGATATTTTTGATTCGGCCATGTACGCCGCGACCTGTGGTGATTGGAACGTGATGCCTTTTTTCGCGGCGAGTGCTATATTGATTCCGAGATTTTACATGCCAACGCCTTTGAAAGAAGAAAAAATACGCCCAGGTGCGTGTTGGACAAAGCACGGAAACTATAAGATGCGCATGCGTAAATTAAACAGCATCAGGTTAAAAAATGATAACATTTCCATAGAAGCTTTATGCCTTTTACAGAAATATGCGGGATATGGGTATTTAGAGCCCATGACGTCGTACCGCATCACACCCCAAGATTTTGACACTATGAATCACCTGTGTCTCGTAAATAAATTAAAACCAAGAGACGTCAATACAATTAAGAAAAAGCTGAAGAATGTTATACTTGAACGGGGATACTGAAGAAGATGAAGCGCTCGAAGTCACCAAAGTCGTCGGTAACGAACTTTTTTATTACGGAGACATCACTCCCGAAAACATCTTGGAGTTCACGGAAAAGTTTCGTAAGTTGGAATCGTGGCTTTTGAAAATGACGAGCGACCTCATAGGATACGTCCCGAGCATTCGCATCAACATCATGAGTGATGGCGGTGACTTATTTTCTGGGTTTTCTGCGATGAATGCGATTCAAAAGAGTCGTGTGCACACCATCACCGTCGCCCAAGGCGCGTGTTGCTCTGCGGCGACGTTTATGCTTCTAGGTGGTAAAGAAAGGCGAGTGGGACGGAACGCCCACGTGCTCATTCACCAACTATCAACGGGTTCATTTTGGGGGAAGTTTGAAGAAATGAAGGATGAAATGCGAACGTGTTCCAAATTCATGGACATGATTCGTAACACCTACACGTCTATGACTAAAATTCCGGAAAAGAAGTTGAAAAAGTTGTTGAAGCGGGACATCTACCTCACACCCGAGGAGTGCATCAAGTATGCCATCGTTGATGACTACGATTGATGTCCACATATCTTTTGTATAACAAGAGAACAGCTATGATTATAATAAAAATAGAAATCGTATTCAAATCAAAACGAATCCCCCCGTCGTGTTCTGGAGCGAGACGCTCCATACGTTCGTAGTTGACGACAGGCAACATGTCTTATTATTCACAAACGAAATAATTTTTCTTTGTTTATCATAAGATGTCGGCTGAATTAGATACAAGTGACCAATATATCGACACAAATATTTTAGGGGTGGACAACACCGCAGCAGAGATTATTCAGGACATCGTGGTGACTTCGGCCGTGACCGGTGTTCTCGAGAGTGTCGCCTTTGGAACGTTGTGGAAGGTCGGTGGCAAACAGATCGCACGGGGACTCGAGGCGAAGATGAGTAAGCAGATGGCAACGCGCCTATCCAAAGCGAACTTTGCACATCTCCGAAAACTCATGATGGACCGCGTGCGCAAACTCATGTCCAAAGGTTTGCAAAAAGCGGGGGCGAAAGCGGGAACGACTGCGGCTGCGAAAGTCGGCGTGCGTGTAGCCACCGCGGGGGCGAGAGCTAGTTCTGGATGTGCCGCCGGTCCCGTAGGCTGTGCGGCGGGGGCGCTTTATTTCGTCGCAGACATGGCTTTTACGATTTTTAGCACAATCATGGATTTTACAGATAAAGAGGGGTTGTTGGTGTTGCTGAACAAGGCATACATCGATGAACTTACGGAGGATTTCCATGAAATGTATGAAGCTGGGTTGAAAGATGCATTCGACGAGAGTGCGGTTCCCGAGAGCGCAAACGTCGCGGCTTCGTACATGAATGAAGAAAAATTATTTTATCCAGAAAGTTTTCTGTTCGACTACAACAAAACGACGAAGAAATATGAGGTCAACTTGGAGTGGGCCATGCGATTTTTAGATTTAGAAGATGAATACATGGCGAGCATAGGCATCACGGGTGACTGGCGAAAGCGCATGGAAGACGCGACGGAAATCGGCGATAACCTGAGTGTTCCAAATTTTGGCGCGGGTGGTCAATCAAAAGTTTTCATCAGTATGTCCTCTGCATTGTCAACTTGTTGCTGTTTCATGATGATTATTTTGTTACTAGTATAATAAGATGAGTGACGCCGTAATCCCGACGACCGCTCAAAAAGAGGCTGCAGAGGAATATGCCTTGTCGAAATTGTGCACAGAAATACCTTCTAAATTTTCACCGGGATTGACTTCGTGGGATGCACGTACGAAAAGTTGTAAAATCACGCAAAAAGGATGTCAAGCCACTCCAGGAAACCCAATTTCCCAGTTGCCGTTTGACGGCGCTGGGAACATTAAGAGTTTCAATAAAAATGATCGAGTCTTTGGATGGTTTTGGAAAAAGTTCCCCGCAGACTATCTCATCTGGAGAGCCACGGATACCAGCGGTGGGCGCGCGTACTGCGCGAAGGGTAACGAATTTCTTTACCAATGGTGCATGTATCCCAAAACGCGCGGTGACGGGGACCACATCAAGGGCATCACAAACGTGCCACGTTTTCAATACAACGTTCGAAATGGCAAAGAGGAATGTTACATTCCCAAAAGTTATTGCGATAACAGGGGTGTGAGTTACAACGCGCAGACTCGCGATTGCTACGTGTCCAAGGCACAAAAGGCGAAAGAATTCTTCTTGGGTTCTGTCATCACCAGACGCTCGCGCAGAGCATCCGATAGACGTTTGAAAAATAACATTCAGTTGTACACGAAAGATTTTCCCATTCCAGGTATAAATGTGTACACGTACGATTGGAACGACGTCGCGGCGACGACGTACGGATACGTCGGGGGAGACGTGGGGTTCCTCGCCGATGAATTGCCACCGCAGTACACGGGGATTGATGAATTTGGATACAAATACATTAAAACAGACATTCAGGACGAATTCATGATTCGTGTCACGACATTTTTAAAAATTGTGAATGAACTCAAAAATAAAATGTAGAACTACTTTAATATAATATGTCGGCAGCAGCGGCCAGGGCAGCGGCTAGAAATATTAATCTGCCAACGCGGTCCTTAACTGTGAAACCAAATATTGGGTCACGTGCACTGACAGCAGTGACAGGGGCCGCGGGTGCTGTCGCTGGCGCGACCGGGCGCGGCGTCAGGTCACTCGGCGAAAATATAAGAGGCTTGACGAAACCAAACGCGCGAGTTGCGGGTGACGCGATGACTGCAAACCCGGTTAGTAAACAAGCCATTGACGCGGGCAAAGGAACCCAAGTCGTGGGTAATGCCAAAACAGCTAAAAAAGCCACGCAAGCTGACGCGACGCGCGTGGTTGATGACGCTGTCCCGGACACACCCGAAGGCACAAAACTCAAAAATGACGCGGATGCGTTAGCCAAAGACCCGAACGTCTCGAAAACTCTTCAGAAATGGGGTCTTCGCGGCGGCGTTGGCGTCATCTTTTTGATGATGATTTACGACACGGCGAACCCCTTCGAAGCCATCGCAAAAGGTGCTGACGACACAAAGGAAGGTGTGAAAGGTGCCGCCGATCTCACGAGTGGTATATTTGAGGCTTTCAAGGGTTTATTGTCGTTTTTCACGAAAAATTGGATGGTGAGCGGATTATCTTCGCTGTGTTGTGTTCTTCTCATCCTGTTACCGATGATGATGCGCTCTGGTGGTGGTATGGCACCCCGTAGACCCATGTATTATTAAAATTATGACAAACCTTATAAAGATTACAAGCAATTATATAGTAAATACTAATGGCGCTTCAAGTGAAGTGTCTCCGTGAGAATGTTCGTCTTCCTACTCGTGGCTCTTCTGGTGCTGTTGGATACGATTTATATTCTGACGAAGACATTGTTGTCGTACATGGTGAGCGCACTCTCGTCGGCACAGGAATCGCACTCGGTTTGCCGACAGGGGTGTACGGGCGCGTTGCTCCGAGGTCGGGACTTGCCGTGAAACATGGTATCCACGTCGGTGCTGGGGTTATTGACCCGGATTATACGGGTGAAGTCAAGGTGCTCCTTTTTAATCACGGGAGTGATGATTTTGAAATTAAAAAGGGGGACAGAATTGCACAATTGGTATTAGAGCGATGCGAAACCCCACACGTCCAAGAGGTCGAGGTCATCGTAGACACGGAAAGGGGTGAAGGTGGATTCGGTTCGACGGGGTGTTAAATATACCAAAAATCTTCATTCGTGGGCATAAATAAAATACCTTTCCGCATCGTCATGAATAATTTAGACTGGTGAACCGTCGGGTAGGACCACAACAACCACCGGTCCCAGTATTCAGCCCTGTAAAAATCATCCCAGTCCTCGTCACGACTTTCACACACGTGTAACATTTCTCTATGAATTTCCGTCGTATCGCGTTCCACGCGAACCTTCTTAGATACCACAGCTCCGTGTCTAAGAAGATGTGCTCGCATCAAACGAGGGTTTCTATGGTCGGTGTAATCCTGACAATCTTTATCACCGAAATCGATGGCGCGAGTGTTTGGTAATATGACTCTGTACTTGTGAGAAACAGAAGGACTTGGTTTGAGAACCACGTACATATTAATTAAAGTTTTTAGTTTTTTTATATATAAATGTCGCAAAGGGATGTCCTGGATCATGGATTTGTTCGCCTCGTGGACCACATGCCTCAAAAAGACCTGGACAACGCAATCGTGCAGTCAGCGAGAGTCTCGTATGGAGATGGGACTAAAACAACCCGAGGAGACCGGGGACTTATACGATATCTCCTTAGACACTGGCACACCACGCCATTCGAGATGGTGGAATTCAAGTTTCACATCAAGATGCCAATCTACATCGCTCGACAACACATGCGACACCGAACCGCCAGTATCAATGAACTCTCCGCCCGCTACTCCGTCGTTCCAAAGGAATACTTCGAACCCGACGTTTTACGGGGGCAATCTCAAGTGAATCATCAAGGGTCCGAAGGTGTCGTTGAAGTCACGGAAGCGCAGCGACAGCGAGTGTCACGTCACATGAACGAAGCTTTCGGGGTGTATGATGATTTACTCGAAGGTGGGTGTTGTCGCGAACAAGCGCGCGGTGTCCTGCCACAAAGCACGTACACGGAGTTTTACTGGAAAATCAATCTGCACAATCTCCTCCATTATCTCCAACTCCGAATGGAACCGGGGGCGCAGAAAGAAATTCGCGACTACGCCAACGCCATCTACGAGCTCGTGGAGCCCTTGGCGCCCATCACGATGGAAGCGTTCAAGGATTTCAGAGTCAATGGGATGTTTTTGACTGGACCGGAGATTCAAGCCTTGCGCACGGGCGTGGATATTGAATCACCAGGGGAGCGTAGAGAATTTGAAGAGAAGAAGAAAATTTTAGGCATTTAATATATATGTGGACATACATTGCCGTTTTTTTAGCACTCGCGGCAAACTGGTTCGTAGGATATTACATCACGACGCGACGCGGCGAAGGTAATGATGGAAAAGCGAAAGATATTGGGTTCGAACTCTTACCAGACCTGAGCCGTTATGAAATTCTTCACGACCTCACCGGTGTCATCCCCAGCATCTTCTTGTTGTACAAATGGTTCAGCGCCGATGGGTGGAGCAGTGTGGTGAAGAGCAGATACATGACGACCATGACTTTCATGTATGCCGCGAGGGCGATGACGACACTCGTCACACAACTGCCAGCGGCCAAACCCGGGGCGTGCAAACCTAATCCACCCCTGAGTTTTTGCAATGATTACATGTTCTCCGGACACACGACGTTCAACATCGTCACCTCTTACTTTGTTGGGAAAGTGTTGTATCCAGTGTATCCGATTATTGCCTCATTGGTGACCATCGCGACACGGGAACACTACAGCATCGATGTGCTCGTGGCGTGGATTATCTTTTTCGCCATCCAGTGTAGGATTTAAATATGAACTATATGGTATAAGAATGGCAGGTGACGATGGCGCGATACTTGCAGTCGGCATGATGGCATGCTTCTTTTCAGCTGTGATGTCAGTGGGGTTGAGTTATACATGCACAGGAGGGTCATTTGACCCAGACGATTTTGATACTGATAAGTGTCTCGAACTTTTCCCAGAAGATACCTCCGGTGGAGGTGGAGGTGGAGGTGGTGGAGGTACTAACTACCCAACTTCCAACACAGCTTCAGAACTAGTGTGTAGTGGTTTATTCTCAGATTCGCTGACAACGTGTTATAGCCCAGGTGGGGGTAATGCGGGTTTACGATGGAAATGGATTGACACGGATGAAGCCATCGCGTGTAAATCAAATGTGGAAAATTATTCAGTCACGGTGTCCTCTAGTAAAGATAATCACCAAGCACATTTTACATTTCCACTTCTCCCCGGGGGAGAAAATAACTCTTTTAATTTTAACAATGCCCCGTCGGACTGGTTATCAGGGCAGAATGTTAAATTTTACGTCTCAGCTCTCAACGCATCTGGGCAGTCGATGGGTCCAGAACTCATGACCACTCTTGATGTTAATAATTCTTCGGAACAGTGTAATGCTCACGGGACACCCGTGAATATGAATACAGCATCTCTTGTGCAAATAAAGGACCCAACTGGTGGTGCGGCGGGTCCACCACCCGCGACTGATTGCGTTGGTGGCACGTGGAGTGATTGGGGTCCTTGCATGTCTAACGGTCGTACACTAGACCCCGCAGCGGATTGTGGTCAACAAGGTTCTCGCACGAAGACGTTGTCCGGGTACACTCCAGCTACCCATGGTGGTACGTGCAATGTATCAGACTCGGAAATGTGTCATATGCCGGCGTGCACGGCACCTTCTCTTGATATCCAAGATTGTGTGATGGAAGAACAATGGACAAGTATCGTTGGGACGACTACCTCTGGAGAAACTCTCTACGATGACCCAGTGACTGGTGCAAAGACGTGTTCAGCAAAGTGTAGTACAACGAATTTTTCCCCGGGTGGGACGTACCCAGGTGGTAAGCCTGGGGGTGGCAAACGAGGCGAAACACGAGGCGTGGATATACCCCGAGGTAGAGATGGAGGGGCATCGTGTGGGTCTACGTTTCGCGATTTTGATTGCAACACCCACGATTGTCCGCGTGATTGTGTTGGGACGTGGGTCAGTGACCCAACGAGATCCACTTTATCAGCGGAGCAGTACGTGAATGCTGGTTATGGGAATGCTCCTGGGTGTTTCAAAAGCCAATATTACCCCGAAGTGTATCTAATCTCAAAAACACGATTAGGAACAGGTGCTGCGTGTTCAAACAATCACAATGATAAGATATGGAGAGGTGGTGGTGGTGAAGTGTGTTTTGGGGGTCGTTGAAGAAGGAACCGAAAGGTGTGCTGGTGGGTCGATTACAATGCGACAGCAGCTGCACTAGACATGGTTGGACTTGTCGCTATGAGTGCCAGTTCAGTGTAGGATTTAAATATGAACTATATGGTATAAGAATGGCAGGTGACGACGGCGCGATACTCGCGGTCGGTATGATAGCATGCTTCTTCTCAGCTGTCATGTCAGCGGGGTTGAGTTATACATGCACAGGAGGGTCATTTGACCCAGACGATTTCGATACTGATAAGTGTCTCGATCTTTTCCCAGAAGATACCTCCGGTGGAGGTGGAGGTGGAGGTGGAGGTGGAGGTACTACAAACCCGACTACAAACCCAACCGCACCCGGAACAGAGACGTGCACATATCTCTATGAAGATAAATTAACAACGTGTTACGATGTTAACTCTGGGGAAGCTGGTGTTCGCTGGGAATGGCTCGATAGTGACGAAG